AATTCTTAGTGCTTAGTAATTAAGTACACAATAATCCATGGCTACGGTCATTGTAACTTCTGTTGGCTCTGAACTTGTCCAATCAAAACTACCTTGTGCAAAGCTAGTAATCATAGCTCCTTTTATAATCCATTCAGAAACAATGTCTCCTACAGGACCTAAAACGTTTAGTGTTATATCTTTCTTATAAAAATCAGAGTAACCTGCTCTTCCTGTTACTGATTCATATGATAGTCTAGCCCATTCCATACAAGCTTGAGCTCCAGATGGTGTGATTGGATCATATAGTGTCATGTCCATATCTTGCCACTCTCTTTTACCCCTTATTTTTCTGTATGAATTAATGTGATCTAGTTTGATCGGTTCGTCTGAGAAGGAAGGTGCTGTCACATTCTTAATCATAAACGACTCTATTCCGTCAATTACCATGAAGAACCTGTTTTGTACCTTTGGTTCAAAGGCTCTGAACATTATTTCGTTAGTATCTAATATTGCCATGTCTTTTTTTTATTATAAATATCTAAAATTAAAATTATCCGCTAAAAGTTGCTCCTGTTGGTTCTAATGTAAAGTCAAGAACAATAAATTCAGCTGTTTTAGCTGGTTGAACAAATATCTGTCCAATTAATTGATTTCTATCGATTACATCTGCTGTGTTGTTCGAATCATCCATTACAACTCTAAATGAATATAATCCTTGTCTCTGTACTACCGATTCTAAGAATGGATTTACTGCAGATAAGAATCTGTTTCTTGTTGATATAGTGTTTTGATCGAATACCAACGTGTTTGCTTGATCGCTAACGAATTTCTTAAGTTCTATTAACAATCTACGAACATTTACTCTATCTAGAGATGAAGCTGCTTTTTGTAAAGTCTTCTGTCCAAATATTGCTATTCCTTGTCCTGGGAATGTTGCGATAGGATTAACGTTTCCACTATATAAAGTATCTCTTTCAGATCTTGTTAATTTTCTTTCTGTTTGTAATACTGAAGGAACTCCTCCTCTTACTAGTCCTGCTGGTGCAAACCATGGGGCTTGAGCTCCATCTGTAAATGCATATACTCCAGGTACTACTACTGATGCAGGAACGTAAACGTTTTTACCTGTTGCTGATCCTACTTGTACCCAAGGCCAATATGTTGCTGCATAAGAACTATTTACTTCTGATGCTTCAGATGTTACTGTTGTTACTGCTGCTGTTCCTTTAGCTACTAAATCTACTACTGCGATACAATCTCCTCTTGATTCCGCTAACGATATAAGGTTATCTACTTGAGTAGAACCATTCGTAGCAAATGAGTGTATAAGACCTGGTGCAGATATAATATTAAATCTCCATTCGTCTTTATTTTCTAAGATTGTTATAGCATCGTTATAATCAGCTCCAATTAATCCCTGTATACCTGCTGTATCGTTTGAAACATCTCCAAAGAAGAGTGATGTTGCTGTTACGTTAGTACCGGTGGCACCTGCAAAGGCTCCAGATGCTGCTGCTGGAATAGAAGCTGAATAGCTTAATCCTGCTGCATCTTCATTAACTGTTATCCCATCTGTACCTAAATAGTTTGAAGTATTTACTTTTACGTCTGATACTCTAATATAGTTAGATCGGTTTGGATATTCTCCAACTGATTGTATATATGTGTTAGTCCCGTCTGAAGTTTTAGATGTGTAACTATCACCGATTTGTTTTGATACATATCGATCATCGTTTGGATCTAAACTTAAATTACTAAACGTTTCTAGTATAATTTTGTTTTTGTGATTGTCATCACCTCTTCTTACTAGTAGTGAGAAAGTACCTTTTGAAGTATTAAGGTTTGAAACTTCCCATCTTATATTGTCTGCTGAACCACTTTTAAGTGCTCCGCTGTTTAATTCATCGCCGCTAGTATATTCTATTGATCCGGTTACACCGTTATATTGTATACCTTTACCAAGTGTTTTTAATTGAAGTATTTCTGTTGCTGGAAGCCCTACTGATCCTGATATAGGAGTTGATTGTGCTGAAGTCCATCCTGCGGATCCGGATACAACCCTTGTGATAAGTGCTGTGTTACCACCTTGATCGAAATAATTTTTTACAGCTAAGGATGTAAAGTACTCTACGTTAGTAGAACCTGAAGTGAATGTTCTACCGAACTTCCTTGAATATTCCCCAAAAGATGTTACAGTAGTAGGATTCTCAATCGGTCCCTTTGTTGTAGGCCCAATGAAAGCTGCTCCAACTTCTTGGGGTGCCGGGGAGATAAATGATACGTCATTTTCTCTTGCAAGTACACCAGGTGAGATTATTGTTTCTGCCATGTTGATGTTAATTTAAGTCGTGTTTTTATATAAATATCGTTCATTCCTCCAAACCACTCTATAAGATAGTAAGTTAGATTACATTTATAAATAGAAAAAAAGAATCTAAACCACCTAAGAATTTTAACTAATATTTCCCGTCTTTAAATCTATTTCAATATTTCCGTATTTTTGATTTAAAGAATTGGTTAATGAAAGTTCAAAATTTTCAATTCGGAGTTTATTTTCTTTTGCTCTTGTTAATCTTTCTTCTAATTGCAATTCTAAAAGTTTAATCTCTCCTAACTCTATCAGTAAATGTTCTTTATCAGTCTTAATAGCATGAACTTGTGTTAGCTCTGCTTTTTTTATTTTAGTTATCTTATTAGCCATAGTTATTTATTATCTTTATCTTTAGCATATGTTGCGTAATATTCTGGTATATCAATTACATTATACTTATGTCCTGGTATGATTGTGTTTTCTATTGATCCTTTATCGGTGTTTAAAAAGTACTTTACTAATACATCATACTTAATGTCCATAATGTACTCTTCTCCTTTTTCTTTTAATAAACGTGTTAACTGTTCTGTTGATGGATTTTTTTTGTGCCATCCTGCTCCTGCATGGTAGCTTTTTGGTTCAAATCTAAAAGGTTCTCTAACTAACATAGTTCTATGCGTAGAACCATTAGATAGTATATGAATACCCTTTTGATGTAAAAATTCTGCTGACCATCTATGGTTAAGTATTAACTCCTGACGGTTTTTATAGAAATGTGATGATTTATCTAAAAAATAATTTAACCAGGCCATACTATATGTATCCATAACCGAAGGACTTCCAAACATAAAGTAATCATTACACCATAAATAACCTCCTTTGGAATCTACTCCACTAGGATTATACATTAAATTATCTTTAATAAGACCTTTTCTTAAAACGTCAACTAAAGAGTCTAAAGCATCACGGGTAATGAATATATCAGATCGAGTCTGAAGAATTGCATCGTATTTTATATTAGATTGATTACGTAGATGATTTACTCTATAGAGAGAGTACATAAACTGGGGCTGGTGTCCTAGTGTTTCAGTATAATTGTTTAAATCAAAGTATCTACTGTCTTCTTCTTTTAATCTTTCGTAACCGGTTATCCATTTTAGTTTATTATAATCGATTTTGTCTTCCCATGTTGCAAGATAGTAGTCAAATTCTACATCATCATATAGCTTATTGTATTGAGCAAACAGCCTTCCAGTTTCTTCTATATATCTTCCGCTTCCGTTTAAAGTTAAAGCTATTCTCATGCTTTGTGGTTTTCAAGGTATGTGTTTAAATCTTCAGGTGTGCCTAATCCCCACATCTTGGGTATATCAAAAGTACGTATTTCTTTTCCGTCTGCAATTGCTTGATTAAATACAGGGCATACATAGAACTCCTTATTAACTCTAATGTCTTTCTCTATCATCTCTTCTGCATACTTTACAAAATCAGATCCTTTCTTCCAATAGTAAAATCCAACAGTTGCTATATCTGATATTGGGTTCTTTTCAGCGACTTCAGTTACTAATCCCTGTTCGTCTATCTTTGCAAAACTCCACTTAGGGTGGGTTGATCTAAATGATACAATACCACCGTCTGCATTAGTTTCGTTCATTTTGTATAGGAATTCATTTGAATCCCATTCACAGAATTGGTCTGAATTGGCAAAGAATAGTGGATTATCTGAGTTTATATATTTTTTAGCTAATAAGGCAGTACAGGCTGCTCCTTCTGTAACTC